TTAGTACTAAACAAACCCAAATGTTTACTTTTACCAGAAATAAAAATCTTAGCTCTCCAATAACCTTTACCAAGATGGTGTCTATTAACGCCCTTAAATCCAGAAGTGTTATCACTATGTTTGTTGCTATTGAATAGATTTTGTTGGTGGGTAACGACTCGAAGATTATTCTTTCGATTATCTAACCTATTTCTGTTCATATGATCTATTTCCTTATCTTTAAGAGGACTTAGCAACACACTGTGCATAGAAATTATTTTGTTTTTAACCTTACGAATTGCATATCCATGACCATCTGACCACCACTTAAACTGACTAAGGTACTCAAAATCCTCATCATCTACTATTGTATATTTACCTTGAGTTAATTTAATTATCTTCGGCACACCTCAATTATATCACCTTGTACCTTGACCAACACCTATTAATTGACGCATTGAGGCTATACCTGCTGGTGGTGCTGCAACAGTAGCCGCCAAATAATTGTCCATATAGTTACCGCCAGCAAATACCTCATTAGCACCACCAACGCCAGCCCTTCCATCCTGCGTGATGACATCATCGGTGCTAGTCAAAGTTTCTGTGTCATCAAAGAAATATTTTTTAGCGGCATCTCTTATTTCTAACTTCATGGTATGAGTACCGCTTGGCATAGTGGTAGAATCTGAATCTAATTCGGTTTGAGTGCCACTAACTGTCTTTTTTAACCTACTTCCGAATCCACTACCAGTACGGTGCTCAACGTGGTAGCGATCTACAGCACTATTTGATGTACCAGTGGGAGTCATTCGTCCCAAAAGGGTGTATATTCCTTCTATTGTCTGTATTCCTCGATTTATATCCCCAGTTATGTCATATTCATTTGAACCTGGATCAGCCGCATTTCGGTATCCTCTACTAGCAGTAGTAGATACAGCTACTACCCGATTAGAACTAATATCGGCATTAACAGTGCTTGATCCTGTTTCGTTTGCTTTGAAGTCCAATTCTGCCCAAGCACCGCCTGTATCTGGTGTGTGGTCTTGCAAGAGGGTACCGTTAGTGTCAGTAAAAGCATCTTGAACAAACGTAGCCATTAGGTAATTTCTCCAAATTGTCCCTTTTCATCTGTATGAGGATAATGTTTTTTAACCAAAAGACGAATAATATCTCTATCAGTATTGATTGTATCGCTTTCTTGTTGAGATATGATTCTTGATGTTTTAAGAACGGTTTTTTTATTAGCGTCTATTGTTTTTTCCAAAGAATCAACCTCCCGATCAGATAAAAGGATAAAACTACTATCTGCCTCTATTGCAGTCCAATCGTCTGCCTGAACCCAGCAAATTGTCCAAGGATATTTAGGTTTACCTCTATTTGGGCCAGTCATTATTGAAGCTATCGCCGATCTACAGGTTATTACCCCTGGTTTATCAGTAGCCGCAGAACGAATATTATTTTCTCCACTTCCATCTCCTATGATTGGACAAACGTATAATCTACCTTTACCATGTTTTTGAACTCGATCATTCATATTATTTTAGGGAAGCCTAAACCCAACCACGCCAAGAGCACTTTCCACAAACTGCTCTTTTAAGCTGTGGCATCTCCGGATGGTTTACTTCTGGTTGTTTAATCATCATTTCGCCAGAGCATTTAGGTTCATCGCAAGCAACACCTGAACTTTTAGGCTTCTCTGGTGTTGGTACTACTTTTTTTTGATGTTCTCCGTATTTTTTTAACATATTAATCATCTATAACATGCCCAGATACCCAGCCATGTACGTTAATTGCAGCGGAAAGTTCAAGGTTAAGTAAAGTAGCCGCTGCCGTCTCAAATAATCCCCAAGGGTCGTTCGCTGAAAAACCTTCTCTTGCTTGTAATGGAATTTGCCCTGTTAAAGCCGTGCCATCTGCTCCTGATTCAAAACGGCAATCTACTGTACCATCTGAAACAATAAGGACCGAAGTTATCAAAATCTTTTTTCCTGCTGCCTGTGCTGCGATTATCGTGTTATTTCCAGAAGTTGCATCATTTATATCTGCGTAGATTCTGGGATAGCCTTGATAGATGGCACTTCTTCCTGCTCTATCAAAAAGTGCGTCGACCCTATCATCATTTGCAACTTCATCAGGCTGAGCGGTAGGTTCTTGCGCTCTACCACCAAGTTTTGTTGGATTTCCTGCATCTACTGCATCGTGTGCTACACCACCTTGAATATTAAGACCATCTGTGTCGCCTCGCATCCTATCCCATGTAGTGCCGTTGAACACGTGTCCGGCAACGGCGGATTTGAATGACTGTGTCGCCGACGTGAAGGGCTGAGATAAGGTATTGCTGCCACCGTCAGCAGCCGCCGCACCGGCGGCAAAAACCTGCCTTCCATTAGAGGTTACAAGAATCGTTTCAACATTCGTTCCATCAGACCCACCTATCAGGACAGGATTACCAGCAACCGCAGTTCCATCAGCAGCATCACCAACTACCTCAATAGTGTTAGTCGAGGCAGGAAGCGAGAGAATATCAACATCGCCAATATTATTTGTTCCTGCCGGTAATGCAGCTATAATATCAACCTGCATTTCATTACCAGAAATCGCATCGTCAATTAACTGCACAGCGGTTAAAATCGCATCGGAATTGAAATCCTGTACCCAAAGAGCGCCTTCGGCAGTTCCCCGAAGTCCAATGTTATCAGCCTCGACTGGTGTAACTGTTGAAAGAATATCGTCCCTCTCCACTATAATAGCCGAACCTACAATTGGGTTTGCTGATACCTCATCTTCTGTATATTCAGTTCCGCCACCACCGCCAGTTACATGAAGAGCGCCAGTACTATTCACTCGCAAACGGACATAATCACCGTCTGCTGGTGTTAATGTTGTTAGTGCATCATCACGTACCGCCAACATAGCAGAACCAGCATCTGTCGCACCCGTTACGTCATCTACATTGAACTCTGTACCACCGCCACCGCCGGTAACATGCAAAGCTCCAGTAGAATTAACTCTAAGAGGAACATAATCACCGTCAATGGGGGTCAAGGTAGTAAGGGTATCATCACGAATGGCTAAAGTGGCAACTCCTGTATCTGTTCCACCCGCAGCGGAATCTATGGCTTTACCAAGATTTGTAGCGCCTGTTCCTGGGACAACATCAGTGACAGTGGTAATACCATTTACCAGTAGTCTATTAGTAGCGGTATCTACTGCCACTAAAGCAGGAACAGTAAGATCAGAAGAATCTACACCGATAAGAGCAACAATTCTATTTGCATCTCTAGGGGCATCTGCCATGCTCTAATTATAACATCAATTAGGAGAATTCATCTTGAAGATAGTTTCTCTGTCGTGGAGGCGGATTTCACGTTTCTTTAAAATTCCTTCCATTTCGTGCAAACCTTTGAACTTTAGTTTATATTGGGCTTCTCTTTTTTCAAGTTCCTTGGTAAGTTGTTCAATTTGAGCTGTTTTGTTGGTAAAGACCTCTTGGAAGTTAGCTAACTTACTCTTTAAATCTTTCTCTTTTTCATCTAATTCTTTTTCTTTGTCTAAAACACCCTCTTCTCTGTCGTCAAGATTCTCTCTGATGATATTTGCTTCTTCAATCTTTGTATCTGAAATTGTTTCTTTTCCTGAGATATTCTCTTTTTCTTTCAATAATGAAGTTTCTCTACCCGTAAGATTACTTTCTTGATCCGATAGCTTTTTACTTAGCTTATTTAATTTCTCATCTTCAGTATGCAGTTCATCTTCTTTTGTTTCCAGTCTGTCTAATAACTGGGCTAATCTCTTTTGTTCAGCTTCTTTTTCTAATGTAAAGGTTTCTTCTTCTCTCTTAATTTTTGATTCTGCTTCTCGTTTCTTTTCGGCTGTATATTGTTTAGCTATTTCCATTCCTTCTGTAAGAGTCTTATTATCGAAGGTGAGCTCTTTTTTTTCCTTCTCCAAACCTTGTAAGATTTCTTCTAACTTACTTTTTCGTGATTGAGCATCTTGGATAGCAGAAGCTAAGAGGTTCTTTTCGTCTATCAAATCCTCAAAGGAATTTACAAAGGTTTGTTCAGCCTCTTTGAATGAGTTTAGTTTAGGGTGGGTACTCTTAGGAATAATGTCCATTTCAGAGCGTCTATAAGACGTAAGTATTCAAGGTGAATTATTAGGCTTCTCTTTTTTCTCTGGCTGCTTAGAAGCTTCCTTAACATCTAAATATACATACTGAGGAACAATACCTTCACGGGTATATACTAACTGAGGTCTAAGAGCGATTTGGTACTTATCACCAGTAGTATTTACTTCTTTTATGAAAGCCTCTCTGCGGTTCTCGAAAGAGTCACCTATGATTGGGACTTGAGATCCTAGTTGTTTTGTGGCTTTGGTCACTTGCTTACCCCCGCCCATAATTGTATTTTAGTAACCAGTTCATCAACTTTCTCATCACCCTTGGTTTCTATTCCTAATTCCTTACACTCAGCAAAGAGTTCTTTTCTAGTGGGACGTTCTTTGGTAAAACCTGCCTTTTCTCCAGACACCTCTGTAGTTTCTGATGCTGGTGTTGATACAACTGGAGATGGTGGAATATTAACTTCTTGTACTTGCTTTGCTACTATCTCACCTTGAGTTTCAGGTTTTGGAGCAGAATAGCTTTCTTTCACTCCTCTGTAGATTTCTTCTAATATCTTTGGTCGAGAAGGATCTTTTACCTGAAGATCTTGTTTCCTTAAAAGGTGGTCAACTAAATGTTTGGCGTAATGATCCGCCAAATAACGTGGAAAAACACGAGTTTCACCGGCGTTTATGCTATGGGGAACTTTATCAAAGGCAACTACAAATGAATCTATTCCTTGAGGGTGTACGTCGGGGTCGGGAAAGTCACAGGAAATGTCAATGTTAGCGATTTCGATAAGATCTTGAATGTTCTGTTTGACTAATACCTCTGGTGAATTAACCATGTACTTTTATTATATCACAATTATGCAGAAGTTAAAATTATTCCTCCCGATAGTGGATTACAAAAGATAAAGTAGCTGTTACTCCCGTACCTTCACGTACTGAGAGTACGTCATCCGCCGCACCCACCGGACCGCCACCATCGGGCCAAACGAAAGAAACCTGACGAACATCGGGACTTACCATAAATGCTTCTGCGATAGCTTTGGTTTCATCGCTTGATATGTTAGTACCAGTGTCAAAATACACTTCAGCCGCAGTGGCAGTTGTACTGTCATAATTGATAATGACAGAAATAACTCGAATCCGTTTCCCGCCAGTTGGCGTGGCAGCAGTGGCCCTGGTAGTCGTGTTGGAAATGGTCTCCCGAACAGCAAGAACCGCACCGGCTCCAGGCGTCGAGGTTGTAATATTTAATGCGCCAGTAAGGGTGGAATAAATATCTGTTCTGTCATTATTTGCTACATCAGTTGGTAATGCATTGATGGCCTTCGCACCAACCTTTACCGCATTACCAGAATCGGCTGCGTCATGGGCAATATCTCCTGTAATATATAAACCGCCATTTGCGTCAACTTGAAGGGGAGCATAGTCTCCATCTGCTCCTACCAAAGAAGCGAGGGTATCATTCCTAACAACCAAAGACATCACGCCAGCATCACCAGAAGCGTGAACTGCATCCTCAAGTTTTGCAAGATCAAGAGCTCCCGTGCCAGGAGCGCCTAAAATGATACGACCACTAGAGTCAAGAGCTAAAGCAGCACCATCTTCATCGGAGAGCGTAATAACAGAAGTATTGAAGATTCCTGGAAGTCCGCTTTTTGTTCTTGCCATATTTTAATTATATCATGCTTTCTTATCTCTGATAAGTTCTTCTAAAAGGGATTTCTGAGACTGAAGTTGAATTAAGGCTGTAGTTATAATAACTTTCTGTTTGATTACTTCACCAATCTTCTTGTCAACGTCTTCTAGACGCTTCTTTAAATCCATGATTAAATTATATCATACCTTTTGCTCATTCAAATACTTTTTAGCAGCGGTGAGTAAATGAAGTTTTTCCTGCATAGTTAGAGTATTGCTTGCGTAAATTCTAACTTTGCCATTAGGTAAAGGGGATATAGATAAAATTTTAGTCTGATTATTTTGAGAAGTATGGTACTGCCTCATTAAGTGGCTTTAGTGCCAATGATGAAGAACCAAGAAGCATCTGTACTCCAGACAATGTAGCCGATGGTATCTGCGTCATTGTCGTCTATTGTTCCAATAAAACCTCTACCAGTAGCCGATCCAAAAGCGGTGTCTAACTCCGCATTAGTTGGGGTTGTATCGTTTACGTTATCAACTGCTTGGATAGTTCTAATTCCATCAGTAGAAGCATCTATATTTCCTGTACCTTTAGCCAGTAATACAATGTCAATGTCAGTGTCGCCACCAGTAGCAGTAATGGAAGGCTCTGAAGAAGCAGCAGCATTATCTATCGTAAGTTCATTTACAGCGGTAGCGTTTGCGTTAAGTATCAAAATCTCCTCTGACTGGTCGTTATTAAAAGTTATACCAGTATCTGCTTCACCAGTAGCAGCAATAAGGGGGTTGTTACCTGTAGCAGCACTAGATATTGTTATCTCATTTACAGAAGTCGCGATAGAGTCAAGAATAAGGATTTCCTCGGATTGATCGTTCATGAAAGTAATACCGGTGTCAGCTTCTCCTGTTGCTGAAACAAGAGGATTGTTTCCTGTAGCAGCGTTAGCAATAGTTATTTCATTAACCGCTGTGGCAACAAAATCAACGATTAGACCCTCTTCACCTTCACTATTTTCAAGATTCATGCCAGTGTCGGCTTCACCCGCTGCATAAATAATTGGGTTACTGCCAGTCGCAGCGTTCTTTACTCCAATATTGTTAATAGCAGAAGCCACAGTATCAAATTCCAGAATCTCGTTTCCGTTGGCATCAAGAATATCCCCTAGGTCTGCTACCTCTATATTACCTAGAGTTACTATGCCTTCTTTGATACCTGGAAAATATTCGCTTATATCTGGCATTATTTGTTACCTTTCTTTTTGTTAAATTTCAATTCTACTTTAACTTTCGCTTTACCTGGCCGTTTGTCTATCTTAGTGATCTTATTAGGATCGTATCGCATACTCATAAAAAAAGCCTCCACCTCACATTCGCTAGAGGCGAGGCACTCTACCTCCACATATCTTTAATCAATTGTTAAATGTACAAAGCCGTGGGTGCTATCTGTTGATACCAGTTCTCTTGCCCATCCAATCTGAATACCTGCGGCAATTGTTTCCAAATCTGGAGTAATTGATCCAGCTACATCTCTGGATGGTATCATTGCACTCTCATCAGCGGCAAAGTTGGCTTGGTTATCGTATAGCGCTGAAACATCTCCACCGGATTGAATCCAACCATATTGGGCGTTGGTAATTACCACAATGGCTATTCCTACTGGCCCTCCAGTTGGTGTAGTTGGGTACTGAATCACCCCATCATAGGAATTCTTTCTAACGGAAACCTGTGAAGAAGTAGTCAGTGCAATTGCGACTGGTCTCTCTACTGTAAAGTTAACAGTACCAGTAGTTACTGTTTGAACATCGTGACTTAGAATTTTGAAGTTCTGTCCAATTCCGGTTGAAGACTCTACAATAAGGTCGCCTGATTCAAATTGAGCGGCGGTTACGGCTGTTCCTCCTAATGTTACTGCAATATTGGTTGAACCAATTGCTGAAGCGGCTTGAACCACCATTGAACGGTAGTTAGTATCTTCTGCTGCTTCTTGGAGAAGGTCTCCAGTAACTAAGTTAGTACCACCCGCTTGAACGTAGCGGAATACTCTTCCCCACTCATCTGTATATTTCTCACCTAATTTGTGAGTTGGGTCAACGCTGTCTTGATATAATTCTGTGATTAATTGACTACCCATATTTTATACTCCGGTTATACCGGTAAGCCTCCCATGTCGTCTTGGCTGCCAACTGATTAAGTTACCAAGAACTACCAAGTGGCCAACTTCACCAAACTGGTTGGTGGGAAGTTGTAAACCACTCCAGTTAAAGCCGTGGAATTGGCTCATTGGCGGTTGATTATAAACTGAATCTAAGGTTGTAGTACCCAGATTCACTGGTCGATAGTCTTCAGCAGTTGCACGAAGACCGTACCAATCTAAGTAATTTTCATTAAGCATATACATTGTTTGCGAAGTAGCCTTTTCGTCTTTCACATAAGGAAGCCCTTTATAAGAAAGAGCTACGAATCCGGCAGTTGCTTCCAATCCTTTTGAAGGTTGGATTCCACCTGAGTTTCCTGTGGTTGGCGGGCCAAACATGGTGTAGGTTTCTCTTACCGTTGGAGTCAAAAGTGATTCATAAAAATCCCAAACTGTTTCATCTGAAATAATCAAAGTTGGTCCGTGTCCTGGGGTACTACCGGCACTAATCGCACTATGTAAAGTTGCCATTAGAGCTAAAGTAAGAGTTCCACCAGAAGCAGTTCGAGTTCGGGAAAGTCCACCAATTGTACCTACGTCAGTACCATCATCAACAATCGCTCCAAGACCTAAGAAGTCTTTGCTGGAGTTTCCTGTACCATCACCGTAAAGTATCGTACCAATTGCATCGGCTGCTTCAAGCTCGGCTTCTTCTAGTTTAAATTTAACTAAGTCAACTACCTGAGTTTCAGAAACAGAGTTTACACTTCGTTCTATCCCAGGAACTACAACTGGCTGTTCAAAAGCCCTAATATCGTAAGCAAGTCTTACTGTAGTATCGGAAGTAGAAGTTGAGAAGGTGTCTAGCCCGAAGAAAGAACCTCCTAGACCAGAGTTAGTAACTTTAATTGGTCGTCTTAGTGTTTCACCAGACCAGGCTTTCGCGTTTCGCATTACTCTGGAAGCAAGAACAGAAGAGTTGATGATGTTATCAACTACTTTAGGCACCAATTTATCTTGAGTCAAGGACAGTACTCTTTCACCAAAAGCGGCCATAATTTATCTCCTTAAAAAATAAAAAACTCCGCCACCTGTTTGGTGCGGAGTGATTAACTCGACTAAATACATTATAGCACACTAGCAAAATAGTGTCTATTTAACGTGGGAACTCTTCTTGAACCATCGTATCCATTGATTTTCCTCTAATATCCTTATCGTAATCTACGCTCTTTGCTGCTTCGGTGGTTTTCATACTAGATCCCACTGGAGCTTCTATGCCTTTAGGGGGAACGGCTTTTATTTTATCTCGTAGATTTGCCATCTTAATAAGATCAGTAGAAGCGTAGTCTACCCCGAACTGGAATATTTCTTTTTGGGCTACTACTCCTTTATCTTTATCATCATCTGGATTTTCTACTTTAGGAATACGACCTGCTTTTTCTAATTCTATTAATTGGTCATCAAAGTTTTTGTTGATCTTGTCCTCTTCTACTTGTCTAGCATTCGTTTCTTGAGCCACTTCATCTTTATAAGCATTAACAGCAGTAGCCGCTGTTTCTTTGGCTATCTTTGAAGTCTCATTAAAGACATCGTTCCAACCACCCTCGGTTGAAGGAGCCCATCCTTTAGCGACGTAACTTTCTGTTTGCGGAGTAAATGCGGGTGCTTCTGGTAGTTTGAAATCGTCAAATTTGGTTTGGAAATCTTCTAATCGAGTATTAACATCGCCCAACGAAGTATCTAGTTTCTGGGAAAAGGAATCTAGAGAAGACTGTAATGCTTCTAGAGTGACTTTAGACTCGTCTTTTTTCTCGTCTGGCTTATCTGCCATATCTTTATTATATCATACCTTTGCTCTTTTTTTCAAAACCTCAAAGACTTTCTTTCGACTGGTCTTTCCTAGATGACCAGTAGTACGTTCACGTGCGGTTCTTGTTTTTGGTAGTTTATGAGAAGATGGATGAAGTGCCATATTATCTTGCCCGCCTTTTCATTATAGGTAGACCGGCGGCCCTTGCACCAAAAAAACCTTTCTGTTTTTTAGATAAAGCTCTACCACGAGCTACCCCTTCTCTTAAAATTGTTCTTGCTTTTGCTGATGATAAACCCGCCATGTCTCTATTATACTCCTTCTAAACCAGGAGGAGTTACTTCAGTTGGTACTTCTGCTGAGGGAGCGGCTATTCCCGCTGGTGTTGGTCCACCACCACCTTTTGCAGCTGCTTGTTGAACAGCCGCACCTTGCAGGGCTTGGGCTCCTTCTTGATCTCCTAATATTAGTTGCATATATGTCGCACCGGACGGATCAGCGTTGAAAGCGGTTAATCTTTTAGCCCTTTCAATGGGGTTCTTTGCATCTAGGTCTTCGAACAAGCTTAACGGGTCAATACTCCCCGCACTTGCTAATTGGGTTGCAGTAGAGCGTCTTTCGGTTTTATCTACCGTGGAAGCTTTTACGGTAATGTTTATGCCATCGTCTATGCTGTCTCGATCAAATTCCACAAACTCTGTTTTTCCGGCTTCTCCTAATACTTGAGTAAAGTTTTCCTCCGTACCAAATACTTTCATAAAGTGAACCATCCAATTAGCCATCTCATCAGCAGCCGGTTCAATTAATGAAAGAACCATATCATCTATCCTGCCAAAGTCGCCCTCTCTGGTTATCTGGCGGGCTATTCCACTCTCTTCTGGCACTCTTTCTCCACGAGTGGTAGCGTGAGCACCAATCATGTTGTCTATTTCTAATCTGTTAGAGACTAAATCTTGGAAAAGTACGGGGTTTGGTGGGATTCCTGGGACGTGGGTAAACCCGTCTTTGACCGAACCTTCTCCCACAATGGTTTCACCTGGGTCATCGGTTATGTCAACTGCGTCTTCTTTGCTTATAAAGTCGGCTGAGATAATCTTTTTGGGGTTGGCTTTGTCGGCTAATTCGGTGATTTGTCTGCCTCGTTTGTTTATTACGTCTTGTAAAGGAAGAACTTGTTCTACCGGAGTAGTGTCATCTATTGGGCCTGACACGCCTGTGTATTGGTAGTTCATTATAATATAAGGTTTCATAGGCATAGAGAAATGGTTGAATTGGAATGTCTTTTTTATTGGATTTCCTGTTATTGGATCTATTGCTACTGCCCTTTCCTGACCTTCATAATCCCAATAGGGATTGCGCATTTTGTCTAAGATAAGATCCTTGTATCGCCAAAGGATTGCTTCTAAAGGAGTACCGTTTTCATCATGCCAGGTAAACCATATTTCCTGATAGCGAATCTTATTTGCCAACTGACGGGCGTTTTCCTGTTTTACTCCACCGGCGGTTTTATCAAGAATTTCTTGTTTCTTGTTTGGGAATTTGGAAATTACAACTTTTAGAGGCTCTTCGATCCATTCTCCAATGAAATCAAAGGCTTCGCTACTCATGCCAAAGTCAGTTCTCATCGCGGTATGATCGAGTGTTAATTTATCTGGTTGGATTGCCTCAAAGACAAACGTCTGTTTTATCCTGTCCCAACGGGCTTTTATGACGAATATGAAGTCTAATAAGGAGTGTCGGGTTGCCTTTCGGAGAACTTGGCGGACGTGGCGTTGTTTAACAGTAAAATCTAATACTTTTTGAAGGGCTTTAGCTCGTTTTATTTTTTCAGGGTCTTCACTGGCAGGAGCTACTATTATGTCTGGTATTTTGCTAACTGCAATTGGCAATATTGTTTCTACGTCTCTATATATAACATTGTCTATGTAGGGAACCTGCCAACGATGAAACATACCATAATCAATTTGTTTTCCCCTCCAGTAATCGTTATTCTTTTTTCTTCGTTTGCCTAGATTAAGTTTATTGTCAAAGAAGTCTTCGGACTCTCTTTGTTTCATGTCAAGAACACGAAGGAGGTCTTTTTCGGGAATATCTAATTCTAAGACCCCGTGGGAAAGAGTCTCAAATTGGGGTTTCTCCTCGATTTCCTCGTGGCGAAGATATTCGTCTTCTCGGTTGAAAATTCCTCTAATAGCCATTATCGGTAAATGTCGTACATTAATTTACAGGAGCCATTACCACACTGCATTGTTACCGTCGGTGTATCGGTACTGGTTATTGGCCCTTGTCCTGCTACCATAATATTTTGATCTGAATAATATTGAAAAACAACAAATCCGCATCCAGTACAATGGAACGCTTTTGGTTCAGTTTTATTTGAATTATCTAAAAACAGCGCAATTTTGTTTTTTACCCTAGCTTCGCGATACAATGATCTCACATATTCATTATATCATCTTAATTGTACATCCACGAACGCTGTCTTTTCTTCTTAAATAACTTTTTTACGTCTAAGGCGGGAACTCGACCTCCGATAACAGTTGGTTGTTTTCGTTGGGGTTCTGGATTGATTGGACTTACCGCGCCACCTCTCCCCTTTGGTTTACCCCAAGTGAGGAAACACATTCTTATTGCATCATAGAGGTGGTCTTCTCCATCGGTGTCTATATCCTCGGATCTATTTTCATCATATATAAGCTCCGGTAAGGTTCTTATGGTGTTGGCACAAGATTCGTGGACTTGGAAATAGGGGATACCATCGGGTGCTTCTGAGAGATACATGTGAAAAAGAGCCAGCCCGTTTATTCTAGCCCCCTTTGAGAGAGAATCGGCTCTTCTTATTGGACCAACCCCATTTCGTTTAAATACTTCGGCGATAGAGTCTCGGCCTTGTTGCTTGGCGAAACAATCGTGGGGAAGAATTATATAATCTACTGGCGTTACTTGCATAGCATATTTAAGATCTCGGGCCCATTCCTCTGGGGTTTTACGGTTTTGGTAGATTTCTCGGTATTGGAAAATATGGTTATCCGGTGTCTTTGCCATAAATACCGCTGCACCATGAGCGTTGTAACCCCAGTCGTAACCTATTACCCGTTTGCAGTCTTCTATTGAGTAAGGTATTTTACTGATAATATGCTTGTCTCTTTTCCATCTAAGAGCTTGTCCGGCGAACACATCCCAATCACCATCTAAGAAAGCTCTCTTTAAATCAGGTGGTAAGGTTTCCAGTTCTCGAACGTATTCGGGTTGTTTCTTCATTAGAATAGTGTTGTCGTAGACTTTAGCGGGAACAAATTTGTACTCTCTTGGATCTTCACCCTCTTCATATTCCTTGTCCATGAACAATCTTTTAAGCCAACCGTGACCTACCCCGCCAGGGTTACTGGCAAGATACATTTGAAGTTTAAGATCGTCTCTTACCGAGCGAAGGTTAGTCCTGAAGTTGTCGAACATGAATTTGGTAAATTGAGAAGCTTCATCTATGCCGATATGATCGTATTCTGCACCTTGGTAATTGTGAACATCGCCCTCATACTGACAAGACCCTAATTCTAGAATAGAGCCGTTTACGAAAGTAAACGTGTGTTTTTGATCGTTGTATTTATAGATATCTTTTTTTAGCTCTTTCTGGATCTCAAGGATGTGGTTACGGTAGAGTTCAGGATATGTTCTTCTAAGTAAGAGTCCTTTGGAGTTTGGAAATCGAAAACAGCGCAGTAAAAGTTTCCAGCGAATAGCCCAGGATTTTCCGCCACCTTTGGCTCCGCCGTAAAGCAGAAATTTCTCTTTCGAGAGAAAGAATTCTCTTTGCCGAAAGTTTAAAGGTGGGACTGGAACTTTCATTACATATATTATACTATTTCTTTATGTAGAAAGGGGGTAATAATATATTAGGCTACGAGAACCTTTTCTTGTTCAAGTCAATACTACTCTAAATTATTAATTACTTCTTTTAATACGCCTTTTAGTATTTCTGTATCGACTTTATTGCTCCACCAAATCCCCAATCCTTCGTTATCTGTCTTTTCAAATATTACAAATATTGGTTTTGCTCTTTTTATTGTTTTTTTAAAGTCTTCTAGAGTCTGTTCATTTTCTATACGCCTTGTTGTTACATCAAATTTCATAATTACTCCCTATTATAAACACCAAAGTATTTCTTAGCTGCATTACGATAAGCCTTTAAAGCATCATCTTTTAAAGAGAACCAACCTAAATGTATTCTCTTTTTATCAATGTTTATTCGTGATTCCCATTTCTTTATCTGTGGTCGCCAAGACACACCTTTATCTCCATGACCATTACTTTTAAATACAGGACGATTCATTCTGTTTTGAGAAATAGTGACTACTCGTAAGTTCTCTTTTCTATTATCTAACCCGTTTCCATTGATGTGGTCTGTCTCCATTCCCTTTGGTACGTCAATTCCGTGCATTTCAAGAATAAGCCTATGCATCATTAGAGAGCGGTAAACAGACCTTTTCTTAGCAGGGTTATATCCAACAACGAAACGCCTATGGGCGTACAGGCCTCTGTGGGCTGACCAATCGTATGGTGCGATATAAGGATAGTCCTCTGCATCTACTACCACATATTCTCCATTTAGAAGTTTTATTTTATCCATAGTAATTATACTCGGTCATATATTCTTTAAGTATTTTTTAATCTTTTTGTAATCTTCGGTATTCCTACCACCAACTTGAATATTCCAACCGCATTTACAAACCTCAGTGCAAGGTTTATTATCTATTATTAAGTTAAATCTACCTAACTTTTTCATGTTGCCCCCTTAATTTTATATAAAGTTCTAAATTATAAAATTTAATTAGGTTTTTTCTTAATTTTGGTGATAAGATTTCTATCCACTGCTTACCGTCTGTAAGTTCTATATGGTTAGCTTCTGCATCTATTCCTATCGCATTTTCTTTATCCATAGTACTTATATCCGATTAATTATTGCTTCCACTACATTAACTGTTACAGCGTTTCCTAGCATTTTATACCTCTGCGTGTCGCTTACCCCTTTAGTCCAATTATCAGGGAAACCTTGTAAACGTTCACACTCAGTTGGGGTTAATCTTCTAATAGTGGCCCCCTTGTTTGATACCCCTTGTAGTAAGTCGCTCTTAATGTAGGAACCTCGGTGGTTGTCGGTATTCGTAATGGTGTGTGCAATGTCGTTCCCTTGTGAATTCGACTTAATAGACTTTTGGTTGCCTTTCTCGAAAGGAAATACTTGTGGTCTACTTGTTCCTCTAAGATGTCCGACAATGAAGACTCTTTCCCTATTTTGGGGAACTCCGAAATCTTTGCTGTTAAGTACCTGCCATTGATGGAGATACCCCAAGTCGGTGAGAACCCTAAGTATTGTCTGGAAAGTTTTGCCTCCGTCATGACTAAGTAAACCTTTGACGTTTTCGAGTATAAAATATCGGGGTCTTTTGTCTTTGAGAACCCTAGCGATATCAAAAAAGAGAGTCCCTCTGGTGTCGTCAAATCCTTTACGTTTTCCAGCGACACTAAATGCTTGGCAAGGAAATCCCGCACATAAGAGGTCGTGGTCGGGGATTTCATCTGTTCTGATGGTAGTAATGTCTCTTGTGTCGACTTTGTCTTTAAAGTTCTTTTCATAGATTTGTGAGGCATATTTATCCCATTCGTTGGTGTAGACACAAAATGCACGTCTAGCGTATTGTGGTGTTCTGCTCTTACTGTTGGTGCTACCTTTGGATTTATCTTTTTCGGAAAATGCGTTTTGTATCCCAAGTCTAAATCCTCCTATCCCTGCAAATAAATCAATGTACCTCATATTTCGTATCTAATCAAGTATAAATCATATTATGTTTACTCCAAAGTGCTGGGG